GGCGTACAAGCTAAGTGCTTCTTTGACGGGACACTTTCAAGCCCTTCAGCTTCATCAGCGGTTAACATAGCTAGTATAACTAAAAACGGTACTGGTGACTACACGGTTACTTTTACTTCTTCCATAACTGATCCAATAGCTTCCGTCACAGCTGTTAATGCAAATGCTAGTGCTCCTGTAGATGCTAGTGTGTATTCAATAAGCTCTGCTTCTGTTCGTGTTATTACAGGATCAAATAATGCAGGAGTAGTCGATATGGGTGTACATTTACTTGTTTTCTAAAAATGACTGAATCCGTCTCCCACTTTCTCGACTCTGCCCTTGCCATCGTTCTTGGCGTTATCGGGTGGATGATTAAAAAACTTACAGATCGATTGGAGAATGACGAGAGGCGTTTAACCAAAATAGAAGTAGAACTGGCTGCACAACGTGAACGGGATACTGCTGTTGAGAATCGTATGACGGGTCTTGAGAGTAGTGTTAAAGAGATCAGCCATAAACTAGACCGCATGATGGAGATGTTGATGAAACGTTAATATGGCTAAGATTTGTCCAAAGGGTATAGCGTGGGCTAAACGTACTTTTGATAAGTATCCTAGTGCGTATGCTAACATGGCTGCTTCTAAGTATTGCAAGAGTCCCACATACGGTAAGAAACGTAAGAAGCTTTCAATCAAGAAGAAGAAGTAGCATGGGTGAGTTAGCTAAATGGAGAGCACAGAACTGGGTACGTATTAGCAGCTCAGGTAAGATAGCAGGTAAGTGTGGGACTTCTAAGAACAAAAAGAATCCTGATCGTTGTCTTCCTATGTCTAAAGCACGTTCACTGTCCACTTCTCAACGAGCAGCTACAGCTAGAAAGAAGAAAGCAGCAGGAGCGAAAGGTAAACAATTTGTTAGTAACACACCCGCAGCAAGGGTATCATTAAAGATTAAAAAGAGGAAATAACTATGCCGTACGGAACTGGAACTTATGGATCACAAGTTGGTCGTCCACCTAAGAAACAAAAGATGAAACGTCGTAAGGGTTTGATGATTAAGAAAGGTAAATGAGTGTATCGTTATCTATAGGTAGAGGTGAGAAGTCCCGTAAAGGTGGACTCACTAAGAAGGGTAGAGACAAGTATAACAAAGCTACTGGGTCTAACCTGAAAGCTCCTCAACCCGGTGGTGGCCCTCGTAAGCGTTCTTTCTGTGCTCGTATGAGCGGTAACAAAGGCCCGATGAAAGACAGTAAAGGTCGTCCTACCCGTAAAGCGTTAGCGTTAAGAAGGTGGAAGTGCTGACGGATGGCTAAACCTTTTCGCAGAGCTCGACCCCGTCCTAATCCTTTATTCTTTCAAGCAAGGACTCTATCAGCTACCAACGGAAGTGGTGGAGGTGGTAGCACTGCTGATGTAGAAGTATCTATTGCTACTTTAAAGACACGATTGATTGCGTTAGAGTCAATAAAGGCGTTAGAATTTGAAGAGTAACAATTTATGAAAGATCACGTAGAAGGAGCTAAACTAGCAGACAGCTATACTGAACTGTGTAAGGGTGCAGTCGGGTATATGAAAGCTATGGAGGAGTACAACCCGGCACTGATGAATACCGTGGGTAAGTGGTTGAAAGATAACAACATAACCGTTGACAGCCGTAGTGGTACTCCTATGGATAGTTTAGCTAACGATTTTAAAACCCTACCTTTCAGTGAAGACACCGAGAATGAACAAGCAGCTGGAACTTGATCTGTATGATACGATCGATAATTATCGCAGAAATGACGGTAAGTTAAAACAAAAGTTATTACAGACGGGAGAGCCTAGAGGTACTTTTAAACACAGAGACCCACACCCTACTATAGCTAATTTGTTTTATATAAGTTGGATGAAAGGTAAAGAATACTGGGTAGAAGAAATTCCATATAAACTGTTAAGTAACACCTCCGATTATAGTAGGGGTGGTTATGTAAATCAGAAAGCATTACAAACAGGTTTACCTAAAGGTTTCTTTAAAGCAGGAGACGCTCATCCTACGATTAAAGGTTTTTTTTATAGACGCTATTCAGAAAGTAGGGAACTTTGGTACAGTAAAGAAGCTAATGAAGAACACAAATTAAAAAGTAATAAATTAGATAGAGAAAGACCGAAAACAGAAGAGCAAAAAGAAAAAAACCGTGAAAAAGTGAGGAAGTGGAGGCGAACCGAAAAAGGTAAAGCCTATACTAAAGCACGTAATCAAACTTATTTTAAAACGGAAAAAGGCAAGCTTGCTATGGCTGTTGTAATGAACAAAAGGAGAGCCGCTAAGAAAAAAGCTGTAGAAGAGCTCAGTGAAAGAGAAGAAGGTATTATAAAAGAAATCTACGCATATCGTATAAGACTCCAAAACAAACTAAGGATACCTTTTCATGTAGATCACATCATACCTTTATCCAAAGGAGGACTACACCACCCAATTAATTTACAAGTTGTACCCGCTAAGTGGAATGTAAGTAAAGGAAACCGTAACACCGAGAGATGGTTACCAAACGGAATGTAATAGTACCACCGCCTCTGCGGGACTTTAGAAACTTTCTGTACTTAGTATGGAAACATCTTAACCTACCAGACCCGACAGAACTACAGTACGATATTGCTGACTATATGCAGCACGGCCCTAAGCGGTCAACCATCATGGCGTTTCGTGGTGTTGGTAAAAGCTGGATTTGTAGTGCGTATGTAGTACATCAACTACTGCTAGACCCAACAAAGAACGTACTCGTTGTATCTGCTTCTAAGAATCGTGCTGATGACTTCTCTACGTTTACGTTAAAGATCATACACGATATACCCATCCTTAAACAACTGAAACCAACAGAGAACCAACGGTTCAGTAAGATAGCTTTTGATGTAGGCCCTGCCCCTGCCTCTCACGCCCCCTCCGTTAAGTCCCTTGGTATATCATCCCAGTTAACAGGGTCTCGTGCTGATATAATCGTAGCTGACGACGTAGAAGTCCCTAACAACTCCGCTACCCAAGGTATGCGGGATAAACTAGATGAACAAGTAAAAGAGTTTGAAGCGATCCTTAAACCACTCGATTCGTCCCGTGTGTTATTCCTTGGTACTCCTCAGTGTGAAGATAGTATCTATAACAAATTACGAGAAAGAGGCTACAACGCCCGTATATGGCCTTCGGAGTATCCGGATGAGTCAGAAGTCATATCAAACTACGGAGGCGATCTAGCACCCCTTATAGCCGATAATATAGACGAAACAACAGTAAGTACCACTACAGAACCTCTACGGTTTACTGATATAGACTTAGAAGAACGTAAGATGTCGTACGGTCGTACCGGGTACGCTCTACAGTTCATGTTGAATCCTAAGCTATCCGATGCTGATAGATACCCTCTAAAGATTAATGATCTGATCATCATGGATGTAGACGTGGATACAGCTCCGGAGAAAGTCCTGTGGTCGTCTGATCCAGATCAAGCAGATAGAACTCTACCTAACGTAGGTCTCAGTGGGGATCGATATAAACGTCCAGCTAAAACGGTCGGGGATAACGTACCCTATACAGGCTCTGTACTATCCATTGACCCGTCTGGTCGTGGTAAAGATGAAACAGGGTACGCAGTGGTTAAGATGCTTAACGGTCAACTGTTTGTACCCGATGCTGGTGGTATCCGTGGTGGTTATGACGAGGTAACACTAAAACGTCTCGTCTCTATAGCCAAGGATAACAAAGTTAACAAAGTAGTTATAGAGTCTAACTTTGGTGACGGTATGTTTATGGAACTGATTAAACCGTTGTTTCGTACTACGTACCCGGTAACAATAGAAGAGGTAAGACATAACAAACAAAAAGAACTACGTATTGTTGACGTTATGGAACCTGTACTAAACTCTCATCGTCTTATCTTTGATCCTAGTGTTATTAATGACGACTATAAGAGTGCTCTAACCTATCCTATAGAACAACAAACTAGGTACATGCTTATGTATCAACTATCACGAATAACACGTGATAAAGGTTCACTGGCACATGATGACCGTCTTGACGCTTTATCAATAGCGATTGGTTATTGGGTGCAGCAGATGGCTGCCTGCGTTAACCAAAACATGATTGATAGAAAACAAGAACTGTTAGATCAAGAGTTAACAAACTTTACTGATAGCTTTTATAAACGTAAACGTTCTAAAGCGTTCCTTTGGAGTTAACATATATCTCTCTTACATCTATCTTCTATATACTGTGTTTTTGTAGTTAGTACAGATACAGGATTATTTATAATCACACCTATCCTTAAACCTGTTGAAATAAGATGACGACTATAGGATAAAAGCGTGTGAAGTCTTTCAGGAGCTTTTACAATAACAGTTAATAACGACGACGATTATAGACGTCATTCGTTGTTAGTTGTCCTAAAGAAGAATTATCGACTTATTGATGTTATCGTTTAAAACAGACAGCTGTTGCAGCACTCTCACTAAAGCCGTGGAGGCTAGTATAACAACATAGAGCCTAGACAGGTTGGGTGTCAATAGTAGAGTTGTAAGTCGTTGTTATTAAGGGGTTTATGAACCGTGACAAAACGACGCTTGAAGATTGTAACAATATAACGTACACTATTTCATGTTATGGATATGAACCATCAAGTCGATTCTTTTATGTTCGATCTGGATAATTTAATACGACGATACCAGATAGAATATGACCTGTCAGATCAAGCATTGGTCGGAGCGTTGGAATTTGCGAAGCTCACTATTCTAACGGATTCCAGCATACTTTTCAGCCCGGAAGACATCGACGAAGACGACGGTATCAGCCCGCACTTTTGAGTCGCTAACGCTCCTCATCGCACTTACTCGCTACGCTCGATAACTGCTCTTCTAGTCGGTTGCTGACGTTGCAAAAAATGGTGAAAAAATCTGAGCGGCTTATATACGCTATGTACGCGTTCGTTTACCCCGTGGCTACCCTGTGTTTTTTCTACTGGCAGGGGATAGATTATTGCACAATACTTTTAAAATTGAGCTGTGGTAGACGGCACGAAACGATAGCAATCTTGTTAACTCCTGATAATCAGCACTTTATAAAATAACTAAGCATACATACTACGGGCGTTATGTCCAATACAGCTTAGGAAAGATCAGCTTGTTGGTAGTTTTGTTTAATTTATAGGTATCGTTCGCAAATCGACAGATCAACCAGTGCAATTGCGTCAAGGGCTGCTCGTTTCATATCGTTTTATCATGATGTGTTGATGTCTATTTTTTACGCTTTCTGCCGTCTCCTCTTTTCCAAATATGGAACAGCTTTGCCAAATATGGAAGTGCTGTCTTTCGTTCCCTTGTTTCGCTTTAAATCGATCAGCTGTAAACTTTATAAAACTTTTTTTACTTTTTTATCTCTCTAGTTATTAGCGAGTTATGCAATACTTATGAACAATCGAGTTGACAAGTTATAGAAAAAGCACTAAAGGAAAAG